CATAATCCAGGAACGGCAACATTTGATCGTCATCAGCGAGACATAAATCTTCCTAGAATTTCTAGATCTGATGCACAGACAAATCTTTATGTTTATCGTGTAGAAACTGTCAGTGAATACCTTAAGGATGTTCAGGATGGTGTTTACTATCTTTATGTTCTGAACGCTGATAATGCAATCGCTAAATTTGATAGTGATCAGATTGGCGATGCTAAGTATAGTCAGAATATTACAGATCTTTATCCACAGTTAGATAGAGATAATGATCTGGATAATCCACCAGCAGCAGTTTCATTTGCTAAGAGATCTCCTATTGGTGATGTTGTTACTAACGATCTGAAGAGGAGTATTACAAGAGAAAGTCTTGATGTATTCAACAAGACACATGCTTTTGGTATTGAAATTACTGCTGCATCTACCACAAATACTTCTGCTGCAATTACATTAGCAGAACCACACAATCTCAATAGTATCAGTGGTTTTAATGCTATTGCAGGTAACAATGCAAGTCACACTGAGGGAAGATATTATAATGTAAAACTCCTTAACGCTGCCAACACTGCAACTTGGGATGGTGCAACAGCAGATGTTGTTGTTGATAGTAGTGGTAATGTTAGTTCAACAACTATCGTTGAAGGTGGTTCTGGTTATACTGACGGAGAAACACTTAAATTTGATATTGCTGATATTGGCGGAAATGCATTTGATGCAGGAGTTACAATCAACACTGCATCAATCAATTCTGCTACTGATGATTATATTCAGGTAACTGGTATTGGTACAATTAGTGATGCATATTATAGAATTACTTCAGTACCATCAAATGTTACATCTAATAATCAAATTGGTATTGCTAGAACAACTGGTGATCCTGCACCTAGAACTGGTCAATATGTAAGTGTTATTGGTAGAGTTGCATCAGTTAGTGTTGCAGCACCACAAGGAACCGTTTATACCATAACATCAACTAAAGGTCATGGATTTATTGCAGGCAATTCAATTAGAATTCTTGATAGTAGCAATAATAATCTAGGTGATTTCTATGTAAACAACTTAGATAATACAAATCCATCTACAGTATTCACTGTCAACACTACAACTGATATCTCATCTGGTGCATATGTGCTTAGGCACGGTATGTCTGCTAACAATGCAAGTGCCGATAGTCTTGGTGAAAATATTGGAACTAGACTTCAGACATTCTATGATAATAGTGTTCTGTTTACAAAGTCTGGTGCTACAGTATCAACTAGTGCAGATCAGTTTAGAGTTGTACTTCCTGATGGTACTAATACAACATCTAGAATTCAAGAGAAGTTCCCTGTAGGTACTTACATTCAGGTGAACAATGAAATCATGAGGATTAAAGGTGGTGTCACCGGAACCCAAAATGATGAACTTCCTGTTATTCGTGGTTCTATGGGAACCATTATTGAGCAACATCTTGAAAACTCTTTAGTCAAGAAGATAAGGTTAGCACCAATCGAGTTACGTAGACCATCTATTCTGCGTGCTTCTGCTCATACATTTGAATATCTTGGATATGGTCCTGGTAACTACTCTACAGGTCTTCCACAGGTTCAGGTTAAGACTCTGACTGAAGATGAGGAGTTCTTATCACAAGCACAGGAGACATCTTGTGGCACTGTTCTATACACAGGTATGGACAGCGATGGTGACTTCTACATTGGAAACACTAAGTATTCTTCACAGTCTGGTGAGCAAACTGTATTTGATGTACCTATCCCAACAATTACTGGTGAGGATCCTAACAGACTATCTGTTGTATTTGATGAAGTTATTGTTAAAGAAAGAATCCTTGTTGAGGGTGGTAAATCTAAGGCAATCCTAACACAATTTGATGGTCCAGTTACCTTCACTAACACTGTAAGATTCAATCAACTTCTTACTCTAAATGGCGTACCTTATAGTTTGAGAACTAAAGGAACCGTTACCATTCAGAGTATTAATGAAGCAATTAAGTGTACTGGAGATTTAAATGCAGCACTGAGAGTATATGGTGGAGTCTCCATCCAGAAGAATATGTACATTTGCGATGATATTGTCATCAGCAGTGGTGGTATTCAAGTAGCTGGTATCTCCACATTTAATTCTAAGATCAATGTCAATGGAGACATTGATCTGCGTGATAATGACAGGATATTGCTTGGTAATGATGATGATCTAGCGATTTATTATAACGCCACTCAGGGTAATAGTGTTATAGCAGATCAGGGTGATGGAAATCTGGTTTTCCATACCAATGATAGTGAGATTAACATGTGGAACCAGACAGACTCTACCTGGTTGTTTAAGGCTAAAGGTTCGGGATCTGTAGAACTTTATTATGATGGTACTAAGAGACTTGAAACAACATCTACTGGTGTAAATATTTTTGATGATCTTAATGTTAATGGTAACCTTGATGTAGATGGAACTACACAACTTGATGGTCTAAATGTTGATGGTTCTACAACATTAGATAATACTACAATCAATGGTACATTATCTGTTTCTGGATCTGCAACTGTTGATCAAATTACCTTAGATGGTAATACTGTTACTGCAACCAATTTTAATGGCACTGCAAGTCAAGCAAATAGAATTAACATTGCTAATGGTACTAGTGGAACTCAGTATCCAGTTATGGTTAATAATACTGGATATCAAACATTAGAAAGAGATACTAGAATCTCATTTAACGGTGGCACTCTTTCAGTAACTCAAGACCTCGTTGCGTTCGCATCTGATGATCGTCTGAAGACTAACAGAGTTGAACTGACTGGTGCTCTTGATAAAGTTTGTTCACTCAACGGTTTCACATTCAACTTTAATGAAACTGGTGGTGAACTTGGATTCCCAACAGATATTACATATGTTGGTGTTTCTGCTCAAGAAGTTCAGAAAGTTCTCCCAGAAGCAGTTAGACCTGCACCAGTTGATAACACGTACATTACTGTTCAGTATGAAAAAATTGTCCCACTTTTAATTGAGGCAATCAAAGAACTCTCAGATAAGGTCTCTGATCTTGAAGAGAGACTAAATAACTAGAAAAGCATCCAGAGATGGCGAATTATAACAAGCAATTTAATTTTCGTAATGGTGTACAAGTTGACAATGACAATTTAGTTGTAAGTCCTACCGGTCTAGTCGGAATTGGAACCACAGTTCCTACTCAAAATCTGGATGTACGAGGAAATATAAGTGCAACTGGATTTTCTACATCACCATCTCTATTTGCTCAAACAGTAGAGGTAAGAGATTCTTTAACAACACCTAACGTAACTTTTACCGACTTTATTGTTGGTTCTGGAGTTACAATCGGTAGTGGAATTGTAACTGCTACTGGTTCTGGTATTGTCACATATTATGGTGATGCTAGATTCCTTCAAGGAATGCCCACTTCACAGTGGAAAGATATTGATGTGGGTCTTGGATTCACAAGTATCTACAATGAAGGAAATGTTGGTGTGGGAACCACAGATCCACGATTTAGATTCCAAATTGGTGGAAGTAATGATACCTCTGTAGTTGGATTTACTTCTGGTGTTGGATTTACTACTACGGGTGAGATTTTAGCTACAGGTATTGTAACTGCAACAGCATTTGTAGGTATTGGTTCTCTACTTACAGAAATAAATGCAAATAATATTGCTTATGGAACTTTAAATAATGAGAGAATTCCTCTACTAGAAAATTCAAAGATCCCAAATAATATAGTTTTAAGTGGTGTAGTAACTGCAACTAGATTTGATGGAGATGTCCAGGCAGGATTAATTACTGCTACTAATGGATTTACAGGTAATCTGACAGGAACTGCATCAACAGCACTAAGTTTGAGTGGAGTACCAGACATTATTGTAGGTATCTTAACTGCAAATGCAGTTGCAGCATCTAGTTTTATTGGTGGTATCACAGGTGATGTTACCGGCAATCTTACTGGCGATGTTACAGGTAACTTAACTGGAACAGCAACAACAGCAACATCACTTACACCCACAGCAAATGTTGATATTGCCGATCTTACAGTTGGTCTTGCTACGGTCAGTTCTTTTATTGGTGTTGGAACAAATTTTAGAACTGGATCTATAGCGATTGGTAATAGCGCAACTTCTAATGGTAATGACCTCTTTATCAACAGAGCAGGTATTGACACTACAAACGCAAGAATTCAATTATGGAGTGATTTAGGAGAATCAACAGTCACTATTGGAACCTCTGAAACTATCAATGGTTCTAATGGTCAAATTAGGTATGGAGATAGATCTGCTGGAACTCCATACAGTGATCCATATTCCTTAGATTTCTTAAATTATGGCAATGGAAGTATTAATTACTACCTACAAGCAGGTATTGTTGGATTAAATACTGGTAATTTCTATTGGCATCATAAATCAACCGAGAGATTGATGACTCTCACTTATGGTGGAAAATTGGGAATTGGTGTCACACAACCTGACCATACATTACATGTTATTGGTGACAGTAAAGTTACGGGAGTTGCAACCTTCACAAATAATGTCTTTATTGATGGATCATTACAAGTCAGCACATTAAGTGTAGATAACCTCTCTGCAAATACCTTTACAGGAAACTTAGCAGGAGATGTAAATGGAACTGGTATTTCAACTGTAGCAAGAATATCTGTTGGAACTACAGTTTCTTGTGCAGAGATTGTTATTGATTCTGGAACGGGTTTACATCCAGATTCTCCAAACAATCTTATTTTTAGTGCTGGTGGGGAAGAGGGATTCCTTATTGAATCTGGCGGTGCTGTAGGTATTGGAACAACTTTCTGTGACGATGAATCGATAATTACTGTTGGTGGAGATCTAACAGTACATAATTCTATTGGTGTTGGAACTAATGCTCCTCGCGGATTGTTAGATTTGTCTGCTGTGGGTGGACAAAGATCTTTTAATAATCTTGCTGGAATTACAACTAATAACTTTATGTTACCACCAATGGTTACTAATTCAATACAATCTGGATTAGTAACTGTGACTGGTGCGTTAGTTTACAATACTGACGTTAATAAACTTAGAATATACACAGGAAACGCTTGGGAGGATCTTCACTGATGACATTACCTAGTGGCGGACAATTAAACTTTAGTCAAATTGAGGGAGAATTTGGTCAAAATAGACGCAGGTCTTTAGGGAATTATAGAATTACAAATAATGTTGGTGATCTAGGATCTTTAGGTCTAGATAATGACGGCACTGGCGGCAATCTTTCTGCAACTATTCCAAGAAGTGGAACAATTAGATTTAGTGATTTTCGTGGTAAGTCACTAAATGTTGTTGTAAATTATTATAATGGTGGTGATGAAGTTAGACCACAAACTGCATATGATAGATACCAATCAAATAATGTTCATGTTGTTGGTGGATTTAGAGGTAGACCAAATCGTGGTAGTGGAGCAAAGGTTTATATTCACGTAAATAAAGACATTGGTTCTGTTGTGTCTGATAATGCTGGAGACCTTGAAATTGTTGCTCTTAAAACAGGAAATGGTTGGAATAATGTTGCTCAGTTGAGAGTTGATGTTGGTGGAAGTGGAAGAATTATGGGTGCTGGTGGTAAAGGTGGTAAAGGTGGCAATGAAGATAGAGATAGGGGTGAAGATGGAAAAAGAGGAAGCACTGGTTTAGGTGTTGCCTTCAATTGTGATGTTCATGTAAAAAGTGGTGGAATGATCGCTGGTGGTGGCGGCGGCGGTGGTGGCGGCGGCGGTGCCGAACAAAGAGATAGGCATGATAGAAGAGCTGGCGGTGGAGGCGGCGGAGGCGGTGCAGGATACCAAAGAGGTGAGAAAGGACGTGGTGGTGGAAGAGGACCATTTAATCAAAATACTGATAGTCGAAGAAGTTACGCTAAAGGAGAAGATGGCAACTTTGGATCTAGATTAAGTGGTGGCGCTGGCGGAGAAGGTTCTAATAATCGTAATGAGGCGCGAGGTGGAAATGGTGGATCTGGTGGTGCTTTAGGACAATTTGGTGCAGATGGTGAAAGTGGAAGAGGTGATAGAGAAGGTCGTGGAGGTAGTGGCGGTCATCCTGGAGATGCAATCCGTAGAAGGAATAGCAACTACAATCTCTACAATAATGGAAGTGTTATTGGTGGACAGAGTTCTGGAGGTATCCGATAAATAATAAAAACTGAGTTTTTATTATGAATACTGACTTTATTGTACGATATGAAAATGTCATACCAAAGGATGAATGTAGAAAAGTAATAAGTTATATTGATTATCTCCATGAGAATAGTTTTCTTGCCGGTAGTGCAAAAGAACACTCTCATTTTGTTGATCATGAATCAGCAAATGTAACTCAAGACATTGAAGAGTTACATCTAGTTAATACACATACTATTGGATCAGAATTGATGAAATACATGCAACCATGTGTTTCTGAGTATCTGCAAGAATTTAGTGTTCTTGGACAAAGTAGGTTTCTGATAGTTGATATGAAGGTGAAGAAGATTAAACCTGGAGGAGGATTTCATAATTGGCACTTCGAGAATGGATCCGTAACTACATCTCAGAGACACTTTGTCATGCAAGTTTATCTTAATGATGATTTTGAAGGTGGAGAAACAGAGTTTTTATATCAAAATAAAAGAGAAAAAGCAGTTGCTGGAGATATTCTAATTTTTCCATCAGGATATACTCATGTCCATAGAGGTAATCCTCCTATTGGTATGAATCCAAAATATCTTGCTACATCATGGGGATGGATTCAATATGAACAGGGTGAGTGATATGCCTGAGGATCTTTATATTGATGTACCTGAGGGACCATTCCCTCATATGATTATTAACAATTTTTATAATGAAAAAGAATTAAAACTAATCTGGCAAGAGTTGGATTTTTATACTGCACCAAAGAAACTCTTTGAAGCAAAGGATTATGGTGGGATAGTAGATTCAACTAATGCTAAAGCAATTATTTTAGATGAAGTTTATGGTAAATTTTATCGAGATGTATCAAATATTTTAACCGTAAATAGAAAGATATTTAATAGTGGTGTATTAGATGTTTTAGAAGATATTCATCAATCATGTCGTTGTGCCACTCTTGTTGATGAAGATATAACTAAACTTAGATATTATCATGATGGAGATTATTATGATCCACATACTGATCATACAACAGCATTTTTAGCATTTTCTTACTTTTATAAAGAACCTAAAAAATTTCAAGGAGGAGAACTAGAGTTTCCTGGATATGATTATGAACTAGAATGTGTTAATAACTCTACCATAATTTTTCCTGGATGGGTAGAACATGGTGTAAAAAAAGTTTCTATAAAAGAATCTGATTATTATGAGGGAATGGGAAGATATTGTGTATCAAACTTCATGTACTATAAAGAAAAGGTTGACAAGAATGATAAAGACATGTAGACTTGGTTTGTTAGGTTTGAAGGAATGAAAGCTTTAGATTTATTTCCGGTTGTTGTTTATCAGTCTAAGATAAGCAATAATGATGAACTTAAGGAGATGATGCTTTCTGATATAGTGCAAGACTCAAAATCTCTTAAAGTTCCTAAAGGATGGGCAGCACCTGATAGTTTGAAAACATCATGGGGTAATGATATTCATGATGTATTAGATAAACATAAATCTGAATTATATTCATCATATACAGATTGTTTCGATGAGATATTCGATAAAGAATATGAAATAAAAGTTAAAAATACTTGGTTTAATGTTTATGAGGAAGGTGCTTCTCAAGAATTACATGATCATATCACTAATCCCAATTGGTTGATAAGACCAGATCATTTTTCCTGTGTGCATTTTTTATCTTATGATAAAAGTGTTCATACTCCATTAGAATTTTCTGATCCCATACAAGCAACTAGGTCTTTATCACCTTCATTGAGTAGAGATTATGTATCAGAATATGCTAGTTTGGATGTAAGTGAAGGAGATTTTTTAATGTTTCCTTGTTATCTCCAACATCGCGTCAAACCACAGAAGGTATCAGATATACCTAGAGTTACAATATCTTTTAACATTAGATTGAGTCAATACGGGGACAATGTTGAACACGATTGAAATTATTGACGATTTTTTATCCATTGATGATTCCAATTCAGTATTTAATTATTGTAAAATGGCATCATATACTTATGGTGAAACTGATAGAAGTTCTACACCACCTACAGGAATGGTTCATGAGATTTTTGAGACTGATGAGATTTATAAACTGTTTAGTTCTAAGACAGATTTAATTGTAGATAATAATCTTGTCTTGAATAGAATGTATATTAACTGTTTTGCTCCTACTGAAAATCCATATTTTCACACTGATTGTGATGAAGAGGGATCTATAACTTTTTTATACTATTCATGTGATGGATGGAATTTAGATCTTGGTGGTGAAACACAATTCCATGTAAATGGGCAGATTGCAGGTGTACTTCCAGTTCCAAATCGTATGGTTTACTTTGATTCTAACATCTTACATCGCGCTACAACTTATAGAGATAGACATCGTTTTACAATAGCAGTTAAATATGTGCCAGATGAGTAACTGTCTACTGGGTTGTGTGGAGAGTGGTTTTCTGCTATAATATATCCATACTGAACGGGACACCCGATTGACCATCACCCTTCGCCCACATCAGCAACAGGCAGTTGATGCCATGCTGAAGCACGACAAAGGACAGGTCATCATCCCCACCGGTGGTGGTAAAACCATCTGCATGATTCAGGATTATCTGGGTCATGAATACCGTGGTTGCAACACTACTGTAGTTGTTGCTCCTCGTATTCTCCTTGCTAAGCAACTCTGTAAAGAGTTTCTGGAACTGCTTCCTAAGGACTATCTGGTTCATGTGATGCACGTTCATAGTGGTGATACTGAGTTCTTCAGCACTACTAAAGCAAGGCAGATTCAGTTGTTCAACAATACTGCTCGCGCTGCGGGTGAGTCTTGTATCATCTTCACGACTTATCATTCGTTGGAGAAGATTGTTCAGTCTGGTATTGATGTAGACACTATCTACTTTGATGAAGCGCACAACTCTGTTCAGCGTAACTTCTTTGTTCCTACTGAATTTTACAGTAGGTACGCTCGTCGTTGCTATTTTTTTACTGCAACTCCTAAACATTCAGTCACTCCTCGGAAACCTGGAATGAATGATTCCCGTGTTTATGGTCAGGTCATTTGTAATGTTCCTGCACCTAAACTTGTGGAGCAGGGTTACATTCTTCCTCCTGTTGTTCGTCTTACTCAACTTCCTCAAGGTGATTTCAAGCAGTCTGATTCTAAGAATCTGATTGATACCATTGATGATAACACAGCAAGCAAGATCCTGATTGCTGCTCGTTCTACGAAGCAGATTGTCCGTCTTGTTACTCAGTCTGACTTCACTTTCCAACTGGAACAGCGTGGTTATAACTGGATGTATATTACATCCAAGACTGGTGCAATCATCAATGGTCAGAAAGTTACCCGCCATGAGTTTTTCAAGACTCTTAATGCTTGGGGTGAAAGTGATACTCAATTTGTTATCATGCACCACTCTATCCTCTCTGAGGGTATCAACGTAAAGGGACTTGATGCCGTGCTGTTCATGCGTAACATGGACTACATTGGTATTTCTCAGTCAATCGGGCGTGTAATCCGTCTGGGTGGCGCTCAGAAGACTTATGGTCTTGTGTGTATTCCTGTTGCTGATAAAGTGGGTATCAGCACCGCAAGGAGCGTTCAGGCAGTTGTTAATACTGTCTTTGAACAAGGTGAACCCGCTATTTCTATCATTCGTCGATGATTGACTTTAACACATTTCAACTTGGTCGTTTATCTAAACTTTTAGAAACGATTCATGGTTACACTGATAACAATCTAAGGTATCCTAAAGCAGGGGAACTTGTAGAGAAAGCACTCGATGTGTATAGCAATGGTCTTCTGACTAGAGTAAATCTTCCTGGCATTGATTTGATTGGTCCCAATGAAACAACTTACGAATCAAAAGTAACTCAATTTGGCAATAAGTCTCAGATGGCAGTGAGAGGATTGATTCTTAAGAATCGTCGTCAAGCAGGAGACTATGAGGACAAACTTGCTGACTACTTTATTATCACTGATGTGAAGAAAGGCAAGGCATGTTGCATTCCATCATCTAAACTTTATAACATTAGAGACAATGGTGCTTGTGTAACTGCAAGCTCAGATCCTGAACCCTCTGACTTCTTTCTCACTGGTTATAATCGCCTAGAGGAGCGGGAGGAAGTGCGTGATTACTTTAGAGAATCTGAAGATTTTGATTTATCCTTCATCAGATCGCTCTGATCTGCTATAATAACAACACCGAGAGAAATCCACCATGCGTTGCAAAGTCACTCTGTTCAAGGCAGGCACTGTTTTCACTGATACTGTCGTTGCTGTTGATTATCAAGATGCAAAGAATGTTGCATTAGCACGCAATCCTGGATGCACAATTGTTAGCGTTACTGCTGTTTTTTAATGGGATTTCTGAAACCCTTCGTTCCTTATCCTTCTATCCTTGATGCAAAACCTAAAAATCCATTGGGTTATGTTACCAACGATGGGACATGGGCAGCAGTCCCATGCGGTAAGAAGTTCATGATTATACATAATGGCAGTCAAGTAAAGGTGCTAAGCACTTACAAACAATCTGTTGATTTTATCAGCAACCAACGGAAAACCACTAAAAAGAAGTCACGCAAATGACCGATAAAAAAGAAAAAAGACGCGATGCTCTGGGTTTAATGCTTGAAAGTGTAATCAAACCCGATAGTCGTCTTCGGGGTTGTGCTCACAATCAGGAGTGTTTCTATGAACTGATGGAGTGGAGGCAAGAGATGATTGAATATCTTGAACAGAGAAGATATGAGGAATCTAGGTGACTCTACTATCCATACTATTTGTGGTGATAGCATACTTTATCCTTACGGATGAGGGTGCTGCTGCTATTTTTTATTATGGATTTAAGTTAGCAAATACTTACATAAGACGCCAAATCTGGTGGTTGACTAACAATCCTAGAAATCCTGTGGTAAAATATATGATATACCGTCGTTCTCTTAGTTTGTCAAAGAGATTGATGGAAGAAAATAAATAAAAAGTAACGAAGCGTAACTTTATGTTATCTACTCAATACCGTCTAAGACTGGAGTTTATTTGTAAATGTATTGCAAATGGCGAAGAGGTAAAATTAGATGATATGATCTGGGCAGAGAAGTTGGCAAAAAGTCATACTACTGCTCGTGATTGGTTACAAAAAGCACGAAGACAATCTTCTCAAGAAATTGAAGAAGGAAGTACCGATGATTTTCTGAATAGGATGGGTTTAGGAGACCCCGACCCATCCAATCACAAAACGGGGTTCGATAGTGCTGATGATATTAAAGACTGGTTCCACACTGAAAAACCTGATGATTGGAGACAACGGGATTAATGGAAGTAATTATTGAAGGTAAAGTCAAAACTGTTTATCAGGGAGACGATGCTGATCGTGTGATCATTGAGTATCATGATAAAGTGACTGCTGGCAACGGAGAGAAGGAAGATCATCCTTTAGGAAAAGGATCTCTGTGTTGTAGTATCTCATCCATCATCTTTGAAAAACTTTCCAAAGAAAATATCCCAACTCATTATATTAATATGGTTGGTGCAAATAAGATGGTATGTAAGAAGGTAGGTATCGTTCCATTAGAAGTCATCTGTCGTAATCGTGCTGCTGGATCTATTGTTCGTGAGACAACTTTGGTAGAAGGTGCGCCACTACCACAACCTATTGTTGAGTTTTTCTTGAAGGATGATAGCAAGCACGATCCTCTTCTGACACCAGATCGTGTGCGTCTGATGGGATACAATCCTGACCCTTTCATTGAGATGACATTACGGGTCAATGATTACCTTCGTCAGATGTTTTACATTTTAGGTATTGATCTTGTAGATTTTAAGGTTGAGTATGGTTATGATGCTCATGGTGATTTGTATCTTGCCGATGAGATCAGTCCTGATAGTATGAGACTATGGAAGATTGGTAGTGATGAAAGGTTTGATAAGGATCTATTCAGAAAAGATGAAGGTGATATCGTCCCTGCCTATCGTGAGATCCTTGACCGAC